ATAACCCATATTGACTCAGAGATGGTTGTTGTAAGAACACAAATAATTGATCCAGAGGACAGGATTTTAGCTAGTGGTCATGCACATGAAGAAAAGTCTGCTAGTTTTATAAACAAGACAAGCTATGTGGAAAACTGTGAAACATCATCATGGGGTAGATGTTTAGCTAATTTTGGTATAGGGATTGATGAATCTGTAGCTTCAGCTAACGAAGTAGATATAGCTATTAAAAAACAGAACATAAAATCTACAACAAAGAAGATGACTATAGAAATTTATCAAGCTATGATGAAGTCTATCAAAGATGGTAATAAGGATCTTGTTGTTGAGCATATGAATAAATATGATATGACTAAGGCTCAGAAAGATGCGATAACTAAAGCTATTAACGAAACAGCATAATAATTATGGATGAAATAATAAAAAAGTTTACCTCTGATGAGGTATACTACAGCGACTATTCTTTTGTGACTAACTCACAATTAGGATTAATTAAACGGAGCCCAGCCACCTATCAACATTACAGGGATAATCCCAGTGATCGACCTATAACTAAAGCACTTAATTTTGGTAAAGCATTTCATATGTGTATGCTTGAGCATGATAAGTACAAAAAAGAAGTTGTGGTTGAACCTGATGTAAATAAAAGAACTAAGGCTGGTAAAGAGGAGTATCAAAAGTTTTTAACCCTACATGAGGGTATGACAATACTTTCCCATGATGAGGATGAATCTTTATCTGGTATGAGAAAGAAGTTAACATCTTCTGTTGAAGCTATGGAATTATTGTCTGGCGGTATAGCTGAACAAGTTAATGTATGGAATGATCTAGTTAGTAAAATACCTTGCAAAGGGAAAGCTGACTACTGGAATAAGGATAGGAATATTCTTGTAGATATAAAAACAACTCAAGACTCTAGTCCTGATGGATTTAGAAAGTCAGCATATAAATATGGATACGATAGACAAGCCGCTTTTTATTTAGATGGCTTTAATGTGGACCAGTTTTGGTTTATAGTTATAGAAAAGTCGGCTCCATATAACATGGCTATATATAATTGTAGCGAAGAATTTATAGATGAAGGTAGAATGAAATATAAAAGACTACTGGATATGTATAGCTTATACTTTATTCAAAACCTTTTTGATCCATATGAACATGTATATACAGGAACATTATAAAAAATAAAAACTATGAGTAAATTATTTAGAACATTAAAACAGAATAAAATAACAAAAAACAAAGTTGGAGAGATAACAGGATTATCTATACCAACAGTCAGAAAGTATCTTAAAAATCCAGATTTATTTTCTGTGGGAGACGGTAAGACTATAGTAGAACACTTAAACAAACAAAACTATGAGTACACTTTTGGAGAATTATTTAACATTAAAGAATAGCTTTAGAGATAAATCATTTAGCAACACACTTCTTTTAATAAGTGAAATATTTAAAGTTAAGCCTAACCAGATAATGGCTAGTGGCGGTAGGAAAAGAAGATTTGTGCAACCTAGAAATGTGTTGTGTTATATGATGTATACTAAGTTGGACTACAGGCTAGAGGAAATAGCTGAAAGGGTAGGTTATCGTAATCACACTTCTGTAATGCATGCACTTAACATGCATAGTGTTGACCTTAAGTGGGATGAAAACTATAAAGAAAAATATCAAATTGTTGTGGATGATTTAAAAATAGATGATCCACACGAAACTGGTGTTGACTTCGGAAATACCGAAGGAACTTTAAAGTCTTTTCATTATAAACTCTTAACAATAGAGAGTAGAATGGAAGCTTTAGAGAAGTTTATTAATTAATTAACTAACTAAAATTATTTTATTATGGAGAAATCCGAAAACATTTACTGCGGAAGCGGTACAGAGAAAGTCTTCGAAGAAGGAAGATCACTTGTTAACTTTTCATTAGATCTAGCTAAATTGAAAGATCATGTGTATGAGTATAACGGTAAGAAGTATGTTAACCTTACTATGGGAGCAAACAGAGATGGTGCTAACGAGTATGGTAAAACTCACTATGTTAAAATAAATACGTTTAAGCCTGAACCTCAGACTAACTCTACGGAGAAGAAAGAGGAAGCTTTACCGTTTTAATTTAACACTTATGGAGGGGGTTTACGGGGGTATACCTCCTCTATATAAAAACTAAACTATGTATCTAAAAATATCTGAACACACATCTATTGATAGTAATTCTGTTGCAGGATTTTCTTGTGAAGGAAGAGTCTTGTATATAATAAGAAAAAATCACGATAAACCTTTAGATATTATATATGATACAGAAGAGGAATGTAGCAGAATATTTCAAAACCTAAATAAACATTTTAAAAGTAAAGACTTGATGATAGTGAAGTCAAGTATAGAAAAAACAGAGGATAGAGAAATAAAGATAGCTATGTTTAAGGCATTTTGGAATTTATATGATAAAAAAACAGGAATGCAGAAGTGTCAGGATAAGTTTTTAAAATACAATATGAGTACAATGCAGACAATTTTAGAATCTGTACCACCATACATAAAAGAAACTCCTGATCCAAAATTTAGAAAGAACCCACTTACTTGGTTGAATGGAGAATATTGGAAGGATGAAAAGGTAAAGGAAGAAGAAAAGAAGAAACAAGAATTTAATGTAAACGACTTATTTAAATGAGCCTAAATAATGATAGAATACAGATTAATAAAACACAGGGAGAAGTAAGATATATATGCTATAATTGTTCTGATGATCGCAAGAAGTCTAAAGAAAAATGTCTAGCTATAAATGCGGAAAATGGAGCGTACCTGTGTCATCACTGCGGAGATAGTGGTATTATTAATCAATATAAAACATACGAAAAACAAAAGGATGTAGAATACTCTAGACCTGAAATGACAAACTCAACTGATTTATCAGATGAAATGGTAAACTGGTTCAGATCTAGAGGTATATCTCAAAGAGTATTGTTAAAAAATAAAATAACACAAAAGAAAGAATATATGCCACAAGTATCTTCAAATAGAAATGTAATATGCTTTAATTACTTTAGAGATGGAGAACTTGTGAATGTAAAATATAGAGATGGGGAAAAGAACTTTAAGCAACATAAAGACGCTGAGAAAATATTCTATGGACTAGATGATATAAAAGATCAAAAAGAAGTATATATAGTAGAAGGAGAGATGGATAAACTGTCCTTAAATGAAATAGGTATAGAGAATTGTGTGTCTGTTCCTGATGGGGCACCAAACCCTGGAACTAAAAACTACGATAATAAATTCTCTTACCTTGATAATTGCTGGGAATATTTTCAAGAAATGGAAAAGATATATATATGTTCAGACAATGATGCAAATGGTAGAGTTTTACTAGAAGAACTTAGCAGAAGGATAGGGAGAGAGAGATGTTTTATTGTTAAGTTTCCAGATGAAATAAAAGATGCTAATCAAATGCTTGTAGATCAAGGTGTATTAGCTTTAGAAAAAGTATTGAAGGATGCTGAGCCATATCCAGTGGATGGTATTTTTACTGTTAAATCTGAGCAAGATTACATGATAGATGTATTTAATAACGGTAAAAAGAAAGGATTAACTACAGGATATCAAGTGCTAGACAACCACTATACCCTCAGAACTTCAGAGTTAGATGTGTGGACAGGGATCCCAGGCTCAGGTAAGACAATGATGGCTATGCAAATAATGTTAAATGCTTCTGTTTTATACGGATGGAAATGGGGAATATTTTCTCCAGAAAACTATCCTGTGGGAGACCTGTTCGACACTCTAGCTGAAATGTATATAGGGAATACATCTGATGTGGATGTGCAAGATAGGATGAGTATATATGAATACGAGAAAGCTATAGACTTTTTACATAATCATTTTTATGCTATATATCCTGAAGACGATTTTAGTCTTGACAATATATTATCTAAGTTTAAACATTTAGTGCTAAGACATGGTATAAAAGGCTGTCTACTAGATCCATTTAATCAGTTGGATCATAAGTTTCAGGGCAAAGATGAAACAACTTACATAGGAGAATGCCTCACTCAGATAAGAAGGTTTGAGCAGGTAAATGATCTTAAATTTATAATTATAGCACATCCAAGAAAAATGGATAGAGATGATTCTGGGGGATACAAAAAGCCTACAGCTTATGATATTAGTGGTAGTCAGAATTGGTTTAATAAGGCGGATAACGTTATCTGTATACATAGAGATGACTCAATGGATATTAACAATACATCTGTTGCTTTTAGTGTTCAAAAAGTTAAGTTTCAGAAACTTGTAGGGGTTCCAGGCGAGGAGTCTTTGAAGTATGATAGAAGATCTGGTAGATATTTAGATTATCAAATGAGCTGTCCTTTAGATACGGTAAGTCAAACACATAGTTTATGGGCACAACAAACTAGATATACCTCAGAGCAAGAATGGATAACTAGAAAAGATTTAGAATAAAAAATACAAGTATGAAGAAAGTTATACATGTTAATCAACATAAAATAAAAAGCAATACTAAACATGGTGAAAACAATCCTGTTATAACCTGTAAAACATATAAGGATAATACTTATGCTCATGAAGTAATAATATATGGACAAGATAATAAAGAGGCGGCAAGGGTGGTTTACAGACCAAATAAACCGCTAGGTTGCGGGGCTAAAGTTTGGATAGAAACCACAAATAAAGTAGAAACATTGAGTTTAGATTAAAATGAAAAAACAAATATATCTATTAGATGTAGAATGTTCTTACAGGAATATTAATAGAAATAAAATTGGTAAAATGGTTGCTAGTAAAAATGTAAATAAAATAATAATACATAATGTTTTTACAGAAAATACAGTTGAAGGTTTACAAAACTGTGAAAGATCTATACATAAAATAGAATTTGAAATTAAAAAGAAGAATAAAAAAGATATAGAAATAAAAATAGAAAAAGTTTTAAACTCACTGCCAGTTGGTATGAGCAACGATATATATTAACCAAAAATTATTAACTATGAAGAAATTGATTTTTATAGCATTCATACTGACAGGTCAGTTGTTTGCACAGATTGAAAACGGATTATATTATTCTGATGATATTTACAGTTCTGATGTAGAAAATTACACGAAATATAATACGGTTAAAATGGAGACATCATCATATATAAATATTACCAATAATGGTATAAGAATATATCCAGAAAATAAAATAGGTGTTTATCAATCTTGGATAGATATAGGTTTTTTTGCGGACTATTACACTTACTTGCTAAATAATGGAAGTAAAATATGTGTTGGACCAGATATAAAAGGTTTGTATTATTTTTATGAAAATGAATATGATTTCATTGAGTATAAAAAATTAATAGAATTTAGAAATATAATTAAAATATCTGAATATGATAACAATACGGAGTCATCAAGAGACGGTGATTATATAATGGAAAAATAATGAAAAGAAAAAAGAAATATAATAAAAAAGTAAGGAATGCCACAGCCACTACATTTAATGGCGTTAAATTTAAATCAAAGTTAGAGAAGTTTACATACCAGTGCCTTAAAGTGGCTGGCATACCTTTTAAATATGAGGAAGATAGATTTGTGCTGATAGATAAATTTAAATATAAAGGCGAATGTATTGAAAAGAAAAAGAAGAAGGGGAAGAGTGTTTTTATAAAGTCTTCTGAGAATATATCACAAGCAACATACCTGCCCGACTTCACTAACCTTGAGCAAGGATGGATCATAGAATGTAAAGGTTTAAGGACAGAAGCTTTTAATTTGAGATGGAAATTATTCAAGAACATGCTTGCAAAACAGAAAAAAAGTTACGATCTTTACATGCCAGGGACACAGAAGCAGATAATGGAGGTTGTTGAAAAGCTTAAATTAAAAAACAATGATTTCAAAGGAAGACAAAGAAAGGTTGAACAAAAAAATAAGAAGAGAGTCCCAGTTGGAAGCAGAAAAAAACGGAATGGACATTAGATCTAAACCGTATAGGAATAAGAAGAAATATACAAGAAAAGAAAAACACAATGATTCTAGGAGACATATTTAAAAGCTTAATAGGTAATGCATCAAACATCATAGATGAGGTAGTTACAACAAAAGAGGAAAAGCTATCCCTGAAATTGAAAATGAAGGAGCTTATTGCTAAGTCTGAAATGAATGCTCAGGAACAAGTTACTAGAAGATGGGAGGCTGATGCTAAAGCTGGATGGTTACCAGCTAATATTAGACCTTTAACTTTAGCCTTCTTAACTGTTATGCTAGTAGTAATGTCTTTCTTTGATGGTAATGTAGGAAACTTTAAAATGAACCCAATGTACGGTCCAATTTATACTCAGCTCCTACTTGTAGTATACTCAGCGTACTTCGCTGGTAGATCATTTGAGAAAATAAAAAGTATTAATAAAAATAAAAGTAAATAAAATGGAAACAAAAAAATTAGAAGAAAAAGAAATTAAGGAGATAAAAGAAATCTCTAATGAGAAAAATCAAATAACAGTTGATTTAGGGAAAATTAAAACAGATCTCATTTTAATGGAGGCTCAGATGGATCATATGAGAAAAATGGAAGATGACTTAGTAGCTAAATTCAAAGGTAATCAAACTAAAGGCAAAAAGTTAATGGACAAAATGAATAAAAAATATGGTGCTGGCACTATAAATATTGACGAAGGAGTTTTTACTCCATCTGCTGAGGAAAATGGGAAAGGCTAATTCTAAAAAAAAAGCTTGGAGGGAAAAGTTAACCCTGCTTAACATTCTTCGTAAACGTATGAAGAGAACTAAGTCAGAGTCTAAAGCTATGGAAATTCAAAGTAAAATAAACTCAATAAAGTCTAAGCTATAAAACAATAAACCCATCGGAGAGATGGGCTTATCGAAACTTAAAACTAAAACTATGTAAACACGAATGTGTAACACACATCCAATATACAAATATTTGTTCAGTTTTTCTAAATTTATTTAAGAAATTTTATTAACAATCATGATCGTAATAGGTTATGGTAACATCCTCTCCATCTTTAATAGCTTGTGCTATCTTGGGATATATACGCATGTAAGCTCTTGTTGAGGACCCTACAAAACCGTTCTTCTTGATTTGATTATTTTCCTGGGAGTCCCCCACAAGTAAACACCCAGCGGTGTCTTCATCAGTATTTCCACAATGAATAAGTATATACTCAAAACCAGGAACGTTAAGAACGTGGAGCATACCAATATGAATATCAGCAAAGCGAAAAGAATACTTTTTATGATACCCACCAACAGTCCTAAGACCCAGTTTATAAGTACCCGCAGGTATTCTAGTTTCTCCATATTCTTTAACGTCTCTTTGTTCATCTTCCAAAGTGTAGCATAAGAAGTTTCTCTTCTCGTCCTCTACAGAAAATAAAAGACCATTAGTAGAATCAGCTTCACTAGAGAATCTTATTACCTCAAGTTTCATTTACGCAGAAATAAACATCATGTACTCTACAGTCAAGCTTGTTGCTACACTTGGTGTATACACAATGTCATTGTTATCATCGTGAGCACTCCAAGGCATAAACATCCAGTCTCCAGCGTATAGTCTACCCATCTCTTCACCATTAATAGTAACAGTAATATATTCTGATCTAGTTGTAGAACAGTTTTTAAGATATACTTTATGAGCTTTATTTTGACCATAAGTTGTAGCTGGAGTCCCATCAAACAAAGTAACAGCAGCAGTTGCTGTAGTTGTTTTTCTACCAATACCAGTAGTTTGACTAATACCAGTTGTTGTACCAGTATCATACAAAGTGGCTGTTGTTGTTAAGCTTAAAGCATCTGACGTTAAGTCGCTAGACGATAAAGTAAGTTGTGCAGTTGTTGTCGCCATCTATTTTTATTTTAAATTGTTAACTAATTTTTTACCAAATATAATCATTTTATATCTCAAAACCAAAGTTCAAGATCATAAATCTAAATCTTTTGCAACTGCCTTTTTTATTCTCACAAACCAAGCAAGGGCAAAACATTAATTCAAATATAGTAAGTGTACTTATTCTAAATGTTAATTCGTATTTATCTTTTTTATTTCCTGAAGTCCAGGAGTTAATCCAATTAATCATATTTTTTTATTTTATTTGTTATTATCTTTTTCCACCATTGTATTCAACAGCGTAACCCTCTTTAACTAAGGTGTTATTTACATTCAAAGGTAAGTCTAAATTTTCAGGATATATATGTAATATAGCCAAAACTCTACCAAACTTACCAACATCTTTGCTTTCAATAACCAAACTTCCCATATCTAGTATCTCTATCAGTCTATCTTTAGAGGCTAAACCACGCTTCTTTTCTTCTAAATCTCTAGTTCTACTCTCTGGAGTATCTATACCTGAAAGTCTTATTCTTTTACGAATAGTTATATCAAAACCTAAATCTATATCCGCATCAATAGTATCGCCATCAATGACTCTAATACATTTCGCTTTATAAGTATACATATTAATTGAATTTTGCGATCATGATTTGATCAATACTTTCTTGAACTTCTTTCTTGTCAGCCTCAAGCTCAAACATTATATTAGCTTTAAATCTCTCTTTTTCCTCTCCACTTTCAAATATAATAACAGTAGGTATGCAGGTCACTTCGTATTCTTTTTGAATCTCTGGATATTTAGCTATATCAACTCTATATTTTGAACAATCATTTAAATCAGAAAGATCAACAAACTCATTAGAAGAGTTCCAGGAAACCCAAAATTCTACAGCTACTATATCTTTTGCTATCTTTTGTTTGAAATTATCTTTAGTAATAAATTCTTGAGAAGATGCTTTTATACTTATAAAAACAAGAAACAAAAGGAATAGTAACAATTTTAAATCTAAGTATTTCATATTATTGCATTTTATCTATCTTGTCTCTAAGATACTTTATATCTTCTTTTATTTCAGTAACATCCTCTTGAGTTGAGAGAATGGTCTGGCGTATCATTTTATCCTTCATATCGAACTCCATTTTTGTAACTTCTGGTTCTGGTGGTTCTGGCAATAGTTTAGCCT